TGTTTTTCTATCTATGTCAAATTTTTCCGCAATCATCGATTGCGTCATAGGTTTGTTTTCATTATCAGGATCAACAATTAGATTCCATTCCCAAAGCAAAAATCTTTCAAATAAACATAAAAAAGAGATTTCGTTTTTTGAAATCCCATAAGCGGTTTTCGCATATTCAATTTCAGAAGGGAATTTCTTTACAAAATGCTGACAGTGTTTCCATAGTTTTTTATCTTGATCCATTATTTTGAATTTGAACATATATCCAGAATATTTTTCAATTAAGTTATTATGAACAAATCCGGCTGTTTCTTTTTTAATTTCTTCTTGTAAAAATTCATCATCTTTAATATAAAAAATGCTTTTCAGCACTTCCATAATAGATCGTTTCATTATGGACTCCTTCCGTATATACTCAAAGCAACTAATCAATGTAACTAATCAAAGTAATTTTATCTTTTCATCATTTCTTTTATTTCCTTAAATGAAGAAATGAACTTCTTTAATTGAATGTTATTATTGTAAGCATCCAGTCCTTCTTGCAAATCTTGTGTTCTTTCATAAAAGAAATAAGTTTTGCCAGACGCACCAACTACTTCGGTTGGAGCAATCCCACGAGATAAAAGAAATGCCGCAATGTTCGTGCTTAGTGTGCTAAACATAGAAACCGCCATAGTAATAACTCCTTTTCTTTCTTTTCGCAAGATTCTTGCGAAAAAATTACCCTACAATCACCGATTCAAACCCAGCATCTCTTAACGCCTGATTTATCAACTGTACCGTTTCATCCTGTGCATACTCATAAGTATCTTCCAAGAAATATGCGCCTTCTCTTGGAAACACAGATTTACCCCCAACCGTTAGTGGGTTGTCTTGTCCCTCGTTCGCCCATCTCACGATCCACTCCCCCAGTGACTTTCCGGCATAACTTGTACTCCCGTCCAAAGACATATGCGTGTTAAACTGATACGGCCCACGGTCATAAATATTTGAAGCAGGAGCGATTCTATCAAAGTCAAAATAAATAACCGCACTATATTTGTTCGCATTTTCTTTTACGTGCCGAACCGAAATAGCGTCAATCATTTGCATTGTGCGTTCATACTGACTTGGCGTATGATCATTGTACCAATTCTTCTGAACATAAAACCGCAATACTTCTTTGATTTCTTCTCCCGCTTTTTTGGTTGCTTCTTGTGCCGCCACCTGTAATGCTTTCATCAACGCAGACCAAGTTCTTATCTGTGCCATATCTCCTCCAAAGGGGAGAATGACCTCCCCTTACTTTGCGTTATCTATCACCTTTTTAATAATCTCTTTATTCTCAGGACTCAACTTGTCCAATGCCTTCGGGAGTTGTTTCATCCATTTGTCAATCTGTTTGCTGTCAATATCTGGAATTTTAGCGATAAGTTTCTCAATTCCGTCCTTCACAACGGCTTGCATCGAATTGGCGTTTTTGCAATATTCGGCCAAATAAATTTCAACATTGCACAACACGTCATTGATTCCATCTCGTCTCAAAATGACGTTATCTGCGTCAGTGATAAGTTCATTCAATTCGTCAATCACATTCAGCATCAATTCAAGCGAAACATCGCCTTCTTCATTAAGGATTGCGTCCAATTCAATTTCATAAAATGATTCCAAAGCGAAGATCAATTCGTACACATTCTTTAGCCGATAATTGACCATCTTGAATCCATCTTCTTCGGTCAAGCACCATTCAATTAACGTGTTGAAGTACGCAATTTTGTTAAGTTCCTTAATGATGGGCTGTGGAAATTTTCCGCCATTTTTCAATTCAATCAATAGTTCTGAAAGTTTCATTCTTTTCTCCTTTATCTGTCACACAACGCTACGTCAAAAATAGATTCTAAATACTGCTGAATAATTCCTGCGTCTTCTTTTCGGCCTTTAATTCGGATTTCAACTCCATCAATAATGATTGTCCGAACCTAATCAAGATCTGGAGGATAAAAAAATGTAATGTCGTCATTGTCAACCTTAATGCCGCTTTCATGAAGATTTTCGCCCATTCTATTCTCCTTCTTATTCTAATTTTAACAATCTGCGCATTATTACCATAATGTTTTCTTTTGTTGCCACAATTTCGCCCTTGAACACTTTTGTCCAGTAATTAGGGTCTAATGAAACGGCAGTTTTATTGTCTGCACGTTTTGCATTAATAAGACCATTGACTGTTTCTTGGATCTTCATTGCTTGCGAGTCAATTCCCATATGTTTTTGAACTTCTTTTTTGAACCGTTCAAAATCTTCTGGATGATCAACCCAATATGCCGGACATCTTTTTTTGTTTGACTTTGGTATATCATAATGCCGTAATATCCCTTTAATTGGATCTATATTGTATCTTTTGCAAATATCTGCGCATAATTCAACAAGCGACTTTTCTGTTTCTGGAAGAAATTTACCAGTCCAATCGGGATGACAGTTTTCAATCCCAATAGATGAAGTATTTACAACCCCATCACTTGCATGAATTGCTTCTTCGTTTTCTGGGATACATCGAATAATTTCCCCTTTAAGTCCAATTATATATTGACTCGATGCATATCTATAATTACCATTCGCCATTTTTTGTCCAATTTTCAATCCTTCAAAGTAATTTCGATTCCCAAGTGCAGAAGAACCGGGATTGCCAACGTAATGCACGATGATTTGCGTCGGCTTATTCGGCTTCTGTCTTCTTGAATACGGATTCGGCGTTAACAATCTTTCCTGTATCTCCATTGACTTCCTCCATTTCTTCCTTAGTCATTCTTTCAAAAGAAAAACAATCAAGGCACACTTTCATGAATCCGCCGATTATGTCAAACAACGCACCTCCACAATACCTGCATATTTTCATATCCTCACCTTCTTCTCTTATTATATCACGTATCGCAACAATTGTCAATAGCAAATTGTCCCAAGCATATTGATTCACACACATCTTCATCTTTTCTTGTAAAGTTTTTATTGAATTTTTTATTTACATATGCAATCGCATATTCTTTTTCTTCATTACGACTTACGTTTTTCCCAGTAGGTATTCCAAGTCCTGCTCTCCATTCAGAAGGCATTACAAGTTTATATCTGATTCCCATAGACATACAAAGTTCCATTAAAAATCCTTGCAATCTACAAAGCCATTTTAACACTATTACATTATTTGTTTGCCCAAGATATGAGTCCTCAATGTATATAATATCGGGGTTTTCGGCTTGTATAATTTTTTTAATCGAATGATAAATAGAAAAAATACGATCCGCAGTTTCCATTCCATTTTTGCGTTCGCTTGGAGAATACCGGCGTTCTACACCATAATTTACCATATTGTTTTTGATACGATCCCCCACAAAAATAGAATATGCAGTCGCTTTTGTTGAAGGATCTATTCCCATTGCTTTCATAATTTCTCCTAAAGAATTATTGTGCAGACACGCACGAAGAATGTCCCGAAAAGTCTATATTATTCAGGACAAAGGGGAGACAAGACGCCTCCCCGATAAAATGTTCATTTTAATAGATTTTTCTTCCATATACTGTAAATATGTCCGTGACTGACGGACACTTAGAACAAATATGTCCACGCATCATGGACTCACGCACGATAAAATGTATGTTTCATTGAGGGGGTAATTTTTCGATAATTTGTGACCCTAATTCGATTATTTTAACAAGCAAAGCAATCAATCCGCCCCCGCCGACAACAGAAGCGCCAACTACAACAGGAGTTTTCCATTTTTTTGTTTGATCCCTTGCTATTTCTTTGTCAACGTCGCGTAAGTCAATTTTGTGCTTCGCTTCATTTTCTTCAATTCTTGTTTTTAGTTCCGGGATGACTGCTGTCTTGACTTGTAATTCCCCAATGTTTCCATCGGCCTTTTCCGTTCGCTTAAAAAGTTCTTTGATTGATTTCTCCATTGTGCCAATTGAACTGTTTAATGACCCAAGCGTATTATTTAGTTTTTCGTTTGTCTCATTTTGCTTTTGTTGCATATCAACAAACTGTTCAAGTAATACATTATTTTCAATTATGTCATGTTCATTGTCCCGCATACGAGCGTCCGCAATATCGCAATGATGTTTTAATTCATCATGCAATTCTTTTATTCGGCCACTGATACGGTCTTCTAAAGCCTTGATCATTTCGGCTGGCGTTTCACTCATTTTTACTACCTCACTATCGACAACACTCCTTTTCAATAAACTTCTTTTCTTTATTTTAAGATTTCGTCTTTTTGTTCGGCAGTAATCCAGCCCTTTTCAAATGCGGCAATAATCTTTTCCGTAGTAATTTTACCTCGTTCAAACATGCTTTTCAAAATTTCAAACATGTTACACCTCCAAATCAGACATAATCAAAACTTCCAGAGCATCTTTCATTGATAGATTTTCTTTTGCCATCAATTCAATATATTCGTCCTTATCATATTGGATTTCGTCATAAACCCAAACAAGACGCGTTTTGTGCGTGTCTTTGGTTTCTTCCTGCCGAATGTTGGTATGCACATATACGGTGTCTTTGCCTACAATAAGAGGAACCGCCTGTTCTGGCGATCCCTGAACATTATATAAAATTGTCATTTCATCTCTCCAATCTCTATCTGATATTTTTCTTTTAACCTATATGAGTCACACCAATCCAACCATCCTTTATATGAACTTATTGAATGTAAGTCAGACTTAGACAACTTGCGATTTTTTGATTTCTTCTTTTTAATGTCTAACATTTTACGTTTGTATCTTTTTGCTGTCGTTTTCCGCAACAATTTATATCCGTAAAAGTGACGATATCCGACAAAATCAACGCCACGGACGTCGGTTGGAAAGACTTGCCAATTATCTTTGATTTTTAGTTTAAGATTTGCTTCTAAATAGTCATCCATTTTGCGCTTCAAATCATGCAAAAATTGTTTGTCATGATACAATACAACAACATCATCCATATATCGAACCACATATTTACAACTGCATTCTTCTTTTAACCAATGATCAAACCATGCAAGATAATAATTCGCAAAATATTGCGACAAATATGATCCAATTGGTATCCCAATATCGCCATCAACGCTATCAATAATAGAATCAAATAACCACAATAAATCTTTGTCTTTGAATTTTTTACGCAATAATTGTTTCAAAATTCCATGATTTATGTTCGGATAAAACTTTTTAACGTCAATTTTCAAACAATATTTTGTTTCGTCTTTATTTAGCATATAATTATCCAGCAATTTGCTCGCGTAATGAATGCCTCTATTTTTCAACGACGCACAAGTAAAATTTGTTAAAACAGATAAAAATACATGTTCTGTTTGTAGCAAAATAGCCCATTGAATAATTCTATCGGGGAAGTAGGGAAGTTTACATAATTCTCGCTCTTTGCCTTTATCAATTATTTTTTGATAGTTATATTTTGATACACGATATTCTTTGCAAAGTAAAAGTTGCTGAACCACCCATAGATATTCGTTCAAACTTGCATTTACTCTTTTTACGGCAGAATAATGAGATTTATCTCTCTTTGCTTTTTCTTGGGCCATTTTTATATTGTCATATTCACATATTTTTTGATATAAGTTCCCATATCTTTTCATATTCTCTCCATTAGATGTTTAAGGGTTCCCGAATTTTCACTTTCGCTACCAATACAGGATAGGTGATTTTTATGTTTTGGCAAGAGCCATGGCAACAAACATTATATAAAATTGAATCATAAACATTAAGTGACTGCCGATATACGAATTCGTGTCAGTGGCGGAATTATTCAGATTGAGTTGAAACCCTCCTGCATTAGAAGTGTCAGTCCAATTACCGCTGAAATTAGGTAAGTTAGAAGCATTCAGATTCGCAAAAACAAACAGCCCTATATTTGTTGCCAATATATGGTAATTATAGAAACATCAAGCGACCGCCGATACACGAATACGCGTCAGCGGCGGAATAAGCCAGATAGAACCGAAACCCCCCCGCACTAGAAGCGCCAGCCCAATCACCGCCGAAATTAGGCAAGCTAGAAGCAGCCAGAAACGCATGGTCACTATAATAAGTTGAATTAGATCCCGCAACCGTTTTCGCAATAAATCCAGTTGCAGAAGTTCCTTGACAGACAGACATATAGTTTCCGATGTTAGAAGTTGCTCCTTGTCCTCTGTCCGCATATCCAGATCCCGTATCGTTAAACGCCGTAAACGCAGTCAGAATATTTCTCGTTGCGTTTGAAAACAGCCCGTCAATCCAATAATATAAAATCCCCCAGAAGTCTTCAATCCCGGCAAACTTCATTTGCTGTTCCCCAGTTGCTTCACCATAGTACATCCCACGAGTATTCGCACCACCAGTATTTGTCGCGGCTGAATTTCCATCAACAAAGCCTCGTCCGAGCGCAGTTTGTGAATCTCTGTTTTTATAACGAATCAAGTATAAGCATTGCAAAAGCGTTAAAGGATAAAAAGCCATTTGATCGTATCCGGTTCCATTTGCCTGCGCTCTTGTGCGGAATTCACCGATGGTTTGTTTTGCAGTTGGTGCTTTACCACTTAACGAACGCAGTTTTGAAGAGCCATCCGTCCATCCTAAATATGCGCCAACGTACAGCTTGTCTCTATCCCCGGCTGTTGAACGAGTGTGTGCGTGGAAACACCAATCTTCATTTGTTCCGTTTGTAGGAGAAGGATTGTTTGTGACTTTGACATACAAGTAGTCTCCAACAGTTTTCATGCTGTATGCCATTTTTGGAATTTCAATCATGACATCGCCATCAGCTCCGGTTGTAATATCCGATGCGGTACCGTCTACCTTTTTAGTGTAGTCCGCTGGGTTAAGATAATACTGAACAACGCCCTCTTTCAGCATACAAGGGCGGATTGTATTAAACGGAAATCTGCTATCCCAATCTGTCGATCCGCCTGTAAAGCCAGTCGCGTCATCCGTATAAATTACGCCCGTTTCTGGGTTGCTATTTGTATTATCAATTCGAACACCATAAACTACATATGCAGGAGGTTCAGCCGGAGTTGCAGAAACACGGTTTGCCACATCTTCGTTATATTTATTTGCAGTTGAATATGGGAATGCTTGATAATAGTAAACAGTTCCATTTGTAAGTCCACTGTCAACAATTCCGGTTGAAGCGTATTGATTTCTAACGGTATTATCAACAACAAGAACACCATCCGTATGCGATGCAGGATATGAACCAGCCTTACGTAATACTTTTGTTCCCGACCATTCCATAAGGGGGAACCCATCAACGACAACATCATCAGGGTCTGTCCATGTGAGTGTTACTTGTTCATCCCCTGCGGTTGCTACCAATGAACCAACATCGCCGGGAGCATATCCGGGAGTCGTTGATTGCCCTAATGCTTCTAAAGCAAGTCCTCTTGCTACAATATCTACTGCCATATTATTCTACCACCTTCCCAGAAGCAGAAATGTTGCCGCCAGAAACCGCTGAAAGATTAAGCCGAATCTTGTCTTTCGCCGTTCCATCAATCGTAATAAGTTTTCCTGTTGCTTCCGTAATAGATGAAATCAATGTTTTATTAGTCTCATCCCATCCCCAAATTGCAACATAGTCACCGAGCAATCCTTTTGCCTCCAATGCGATTGTGTACGCCGTTGCAGTTCCGCTTACCGAAATTGCAATCGTGGTAGAACCTGTTCTGTTTTCAACCCTGAACTCATTCCCAGTTGTTGCGGCGGTTTCTTCATTAAGAAATCTCCATTCGTAAGATACCATAAAAGTCTCCTTTCTAAAGTCTAAAGTCTAAAAAAATAAGACTTGCCACGTCAGCAAGCCTTTTCTTTTTTGTGTCCCTTTTTTCTGTCTTTTACTTTATCATATCCATAGGCTCCACAATCTTCGCAGAACCAATAATATCCAAGTCTTGACACGTTAATATCTGGGTATGTTTTGTTCAAATGCTTACATCCACCTTGTTTCATTGTACTTCCTTTTTCAAAATCATATTATAGCATTTTAATGGCTTCTCAAAATAATCAGAACTAATACAATCTTCTTGAACCTCTCATCACTAAAGTGACGAGATTCCTGTTTCACAGACTTCGTAACCTTAGACTCCACAGGCTTAAATTCCGATAGTTCCTACCGTACTAAACATTATTTATGCTGACTTAATCATTCTTAATCCTTCGTTAAGAATATTGATAGCAGCGTTTATATCTCTGTCGTGGTGTGTGTTACAGCAAGGACACTTCCATTCTCTTATTGAAAGATTTTTCGTGTCCTTATTAACATAAAAAGAGTTATTCATTTTAACACCCAACTTGCCTTATAGTGATGTATACTATATGTCCGTGGTGTTATTTCTATTTCACCAGTTGACCAATTTTTTGCCTCAAAATATTCCCGTGGATAAATTGCAATTCCGCCATTCAGATAAATTATTTTACCATCGTTCTTTTCAAACATAGATTTATTTATAGCGTCAATAATTACCGTATTTGTAATTGTTTTCGGGTCATACTTGAAAGAATTGTTTTCGTAATAATCGTATATTTTTTTAATCCATTCGCTTTGCTCGTGCGCCGCAATCACCGCAGAAATCCATCTGCCTGACGATTCACAAGACGTAAACCCACCATGAAATAAAAATGGATCAAATGGCTTCAACACTTCAATGTCAGCGTCAAGAGTGATTCCAGAATTATCTCTAAGCCATCTGATTCTTGCTTCATCCCAGACAAACGCGAATTTCTTTTCTTCATATGCTTTTTGTGCATATGCCGAATGTTCAATATCCCATGTAGATTCATTTAACTCAACAATTTCATACTCTGGGGCATTCCGCTTCCAAGAATCAATACATTTATTGACATATCTTGGCTTTTCTGCGCCACCAAACCATCCATAAACAAATTTCTTAGGAATCATATACTTCAAGTTCCTTTACTTATTTTATGGAGCATACATCTTAAGTTCTTTGGCCTTTTTTATGATTGCGTCTCTATTGTTTTCAATAGGAAGCCATACAGAATCATAATATTTTTTATTGTCATAACTTCCAAGCATGTACGGGGATTCAGTAGGACGCTTGTGGAACATATGAAACATATTTGCTTTGGTTCTATGTTCTTCTCCGTAAACAGCCTTCATTACAAGATAAAAGATATTGTCTTCCCATCCGTAATTATACATATTAGGATCGAATTTGATAAAGTTTTCTTTTGGCATGGCTAATACTCCGCCATATACAAAAAATGGGCAAGTAGAAACACGTCTGTTGAATTCAAACGATTCATATTCTGCGTCCGGTTGGCGATTGCGAAGAATAAAATTTGTGTATCCTTCTTCTATATAGTAATAATTTTTACTTTTAACACCCACCGTCCAAGGATAATCATTCACGATTCCTTCTGCGAAATTAGAAAAAAATAGATAATCGGCGTCAGTAATTACAATGTAATTACCAGAAGACTCTTCGACTCCTTTGTTGATACTACGACCACGACTAAAGTTTTCATGTCCATCGTCACAAAGAATAATTTCAGCAGATGGAAATAAATGTTTATACCTCGCCATACACCAATCAAAAATTTCTATTCTGTCTTTTTGTCTTGATTTTCTCCACGGGATAATGATGCTAATTTCTTTGCTCATCTTCTACTCCAAAAGTTTTAAATTCTTCAAGTAATTCTTTTGACATGACGTGCTGATTATAATTATAAACATCACACCAGATTTGTATTCCTGCTTTACGTGCGCCCCGGTTCATTGGTTCGTCCTCACCCTGTTTGTGCCACGAGTATCGCGCGACAGAACATGTTTTGCGGGACATGACGCAGACAGCGCCAGTGAAGTCTGTCTTTATTAAAGGATTTTCATAATTTGTTTCTGGATGTTTTGTTCTGTAATTCACAATATGTTTATAATGCCCCGGCGTATCTTCATTTAAGATGTTTGGATATTTGTATGCATTTTCTATTCCTCCCGCCATTAAATATCCGTTATAAATTAAAGCCGAAACAAAATCTTTATTGTGAGACACAAGTCTTTCTAAGCAATCTTTCCGAAGCAAAATATCAGAGTCAACAGAGAAATAATAATCACAATCTGTTTTAAGGAATTCGTCCAACATGCGATTCCGCAAATCTGCTAATCTGTGATACATTACTTCTTCTCGTATATTGGAAACCTTTTTGCCATCGAACGTTGTTTGCCTTGTGTCTTCTGGAATTTCACTGTCGTTATATATTTGGATACGAATTGAACCGTACTCTTTTTCATGGTCAAGTTTGAATTTTGATAAGATGGAAAATGTATCATCTGTACTGTTGTTCACAATCCATAAAACGTGAATTAGATGCTTCGGATACGTTTGGTTGTAAAAATTACGCAAATAAAAAGGCGCTATCCACGCCCTTTGAGAAATTGGACATCCGAAAAAAATTTTCTTATTCATCATGAAATGCCTCTTTCATTCCCCCGTCTTATTGTATTTACGCTTGATTTGTTCTTTTTTACCAGCTTCCATACCACGCTTGTATATTTCTTCATACATTTCTTCAAACGTGTCTCCGGGAACAATAAAATAAATAAAATCTTTTGTGCAGTATTCATTTCCATTTGTGGCAAGAAAAACATTATCCGTAAGTGAATTGATTCCATATTCTGTTATGTCTACAATTTCTTCTTTTTCGTAGACTTTGCCACGGAGAGGGTACGTGCGACCAGAGTAAAACTTATCGTTCATGTTAAAACTCCTTCTTTATACCTTTCTATTCTATCTTGATTATATCATAACCGCAATTATTTGTCAAGTGTTTTGCGAGAATTTTCAACTTTATCAATATATTTTTGAAAACATTCAATGGAACAAAAATCTCTTTTCCAGTAATAGAACTCTTTATTGAGACAAGACATACATGAATCGAATTTTTCATTACATGTTTTACAATATTTTTTCATAAATAGAAAGAGGGGAATAATTAAATTCCCCTCGCCCCTTTCATTAGGTGAGATCATCAGGATCGACAATATAGAAGTCCCAAAGTTTTTCGCTTGTGCAAGATTCAAGGAATTCACATTCAAAATTGTGAACAGTGGCTTCTCCGCCGTCTGACAAAGACCATTCGAATGCCCCAGAAATCTTACCTTTATCTGCTTGAATTTGCCCATAAACATACTTATCACGGCAAACGTCTTTGAGAAGACAATCTGCTTCAACTTTTACAGTTTTAGCAAACGTTTGGCTATTTGATTGCATATGTTTCATAGAAGATGCAGTAGGGTTGTACACAACGCGAACTTTTGTTCCGTTCGTGTAGGCCCCAGTATGGAAGGTCAAAACTTTAGTGCCCGGTGTATACGTAAACTTTGTAGGAGTCGCAGAAGCATCTTGTGTCAATGTTTCAACTTTGTCACCATTTGCATCAAGGATGTATGCAAATTCAATTTCAGATCCCGCTGTTCCAGTTGCAGTATACGTAGTAATTGCAACATTAGACGAAATTGTCAGAACGTCTTCGTATCTAAACAAAGTGCTATTCGTCAATGTTGCAACGTCTGTACCGGTCTGAATTGAAATCAACTCATCCGAAACAACCGCAGAGGCTCCCGCAATAGTGGCAGTTTTTCCCATATCGAAGGAGGCAAGCCTCGTGCCCGCTTGACCGCCTGTAACCCACACCGTATCGCTATTGTTCGTAAAAGTCGTCTCTTTTAATTTCTTTAGAGAAAGATTCATTTTCCCAGTATCAATATCGTAGGTTCTGATATTGAAAACTTTGGCCAACGCGTAAGTATTAGAAAGAGCCATGTTATTACCTCCTTATATAGTTTTCCAATCAAGATCCTTTTTCGGAATCTTTTTCATTTCTATGGTTCCAGAATAATATCCGCCCCATAGTGCCTGTGTATGTTTTATCTTATCAAGGTGGCGCAAACCACTATTGAACTGAAAAAAATTAAGTTCCCAAATGTTTTTCCAATTATATCCACAAGTGTTGCCCCACACGAGCGCAGATATATACATGGGCATCAAATCTTCCGTTTGTTTTTCATCGTCCCTTGATTCAACTTCCAAATCGAGCAATTTTGCTTTTGTCTTATTGCTTGCATATTTCGGCTTTTCGGCATTTTCAAAACACGTTATTTTCTTAAAAAACCACGCAAGTTCTAAATGAGTTTCAGAATCAAGAATCACAATCGGCACACTTTCTTTATTGTAGCCTCTCAGCCACTTTTCGTTTTCCGATTCGCAATATTCCCAAAACCAAACACCCATAAATTCAAAAAATAACTCTTGGTGCCGATCTGCACCATTAGAATACAAAAGTAAAAACAAATCGAAATCAGTCAATGTTTCAAAATCAATCCCGCTTGCCCACAAATCTATCATGATATCTTGCGGTTGCAAGCAAAACAATTGAGCAAATCCATATACATCCGTAGAAGAATATCGGATTAAGTGTTCCAATTTAGGATGCTTCACAACAATTCCATTTTTTGTGACAAAATCATCGCCGTGAATAAGTTGCATGTCTGTCAGCATTTTATTCACACAATCCTACGTTGGATTCCTTTCCTAATTGATAAATCAGCCGATATCCATAATAATAATCTCCATATCTCATATGCGTAAAATCAGCGGAAAAAACATCGTTACCCGACAATTCCCCAATAAATTGACCATTAAACATTCTGTCCAATATCGCACAAATTGAATACGGCCTAATACCGTCTGCAATCAGCCAAGAATCAAGATGACACATTACATCAAAACACAAATACACATTTCGGAAGCCAGTATTCCTACGTTGTGGTTTTCCGTTCATAAAGTAATATGACACAATTGCTTTTCTGTCCGATTGAACATCCGGCATTTTCGGCATTGGAAATAAATTCTTCATGCGCAATGTTCTATGATCAAAATCAGCCTTTGTCAATGGTTCAATGTCTGTTGCTCCGCTGTATTGAAGCAGTTTACATAAAGGAGTTGAAGCAAGGAGCATAGATTCAACATCAATTATGTTATCATTCAAATCTTCAAAGAATGACGCCAAAACTCCACCTCCTTAACTCCAAGGGAATTCTACATTGTTTACCGCACCTGTACTCGTGTCCGCATCGTCATCGTAATCGAATTGTAACAGGAATGAAATAAGTCCATCTTCGACAAAATCACGAACTTGTCTAACTTTCCACGCCCTGCCATTTATTACAAATCTCTGCCCAATATCAATACTTGCCGTATCCGTGTTTTTTTGAACATGAACCCATACGTCACCAGTCGGAAAAGAAATATTCTTCTCTTGATCTACAACAGTAAAATTCATTTTATCTTCAATGTAACAAGGATAGGAATATGGCGTTGCACCAACCGTCCAATTAAGTTCGTTGTTACATTGGTACATCCGCCCCGTAACACTAAACAAGAATTGCTTGTCGAGCGAAGTTAAGAGCCAAATGGTGTTTTCGTTTCCATAAGTCCAATGAATATAGTCTCCGATTTGAAACTGAATTTCAGAATAAGGATATGATTGGAGCGTCTTATATCCAACCGTCTTGTTTATTTTGTCCCCTTCTGATATAATTACATCATAAGGAGTCGCAGGAAGATTGTTTTTATACACTTCGGCATATCCCGGTTGCACTTTGAAATCCTGAACAATTTGTGAAGTTATATCACAATTGGAAGCGTAGTTCTGTGGCTGAGATGCACCAACCTTTCGGCGGTATGAATCAAACAATCCCACGTCATCACCACGCTTCCTTAATTAAACCCAGAGAATCCATCAAACGAATAACTTACCGTCAACCGTCTGATTTGCGTCTCTGAATATTGTTGCAGTTCAATTAGTTTCTCCAACAAATTTGCAGGAGAAAATGCCTTAAAATCTTTTGAAGTCAATCTATTTTTTAATGCGGTGGTATGATTAAGAAAACTTGATCTCCAAGAAATCATCATGCCATGCGCAAGAATCCACAATTCTTGACTTGTTAAATCTTCGTTGAATTGCCCCACGTCGTTGTACCCAAGCACAATTGCCGCACTCGAAGTTGGCGTAGCAGATAGCACAAACGTCGTTGTTGCTTCCGTAAAAGTATAATCAACGTCCGTTCCTGCCACTTGCGCAAACAATGAAATGCTGTTTTCATTAGGTGTTGCCGGATACTGTGCGATTGCGTAAGACACGGTTGAGCCGTCTCCAACGAAAGATTCTCTATAAAAAACTGCCGGAGTCGCATCTGACAAATCCTTTTTGCAATTCTTAAAGCGTACTGAAACGGATTCATCAAGAAATAGATCCAACAGTTCGCTCATGTCCTGATCCGTCAACAGAGTACATAATTCTGTATCTTTGATCAAAGAAAGAAACCGATTGAATACCTCCATTTTGGAAGTAGCCATTTGCGTACCTCCATTTCTTTGTTTTACTTGAATAGGTTTTGATTGTTTGAAACCTGACGGAAAAAGTTCATCTTCGCATTGTCATTGAATTGTCCTTTGCGATACTTGTCATATGCCAGTTCAAGGATAACGTCGTACATTTCAAGTCTTTCGTTAATCATTGCGCTGAATACATTAAAATCAAGATTCGGAGCGAACAGGTTTTCAATCGTCAATGGCGTTACATGTCCATTTGCGTCATACAAACTTGTCAAACTAAGTTCTTCGTAAACATCCTGAATCGAATATTTCTTAGCTTCGGAAACTACACGCTTAATAGCAAGCATTCCGCCTTCAAGGATTCTAGGCTTATTGTTTCTCAAAGAACGCAGTTGTTCAAGAGTAATTCTTTGTTTGTCCCCGTAATTACCAAATACGACGTTCAGAGTCGGATGTTCTTCACTATCCTTCAAGAAAAACTTTGAAATGACATTACTAACAACTTCAAGTTTCAATGAATCTGGAATATCAGTTGTTTCTTCTTCCGCTTGCGCAGTTGGTTTTGCAACTTCCTTTTCCCATTCCTTCCGAGCGTTAGCAATGGCTTTTGCAATAATATCTTCAAGATTAGGTGAAACAACTTCTTCTTTTTTTTCAACAGATTTTGCCGCTTGTGTTTCTACGGAAACTGTTTTTGCCGGTCTGCCCATGATTAAAAATCTCCTTCTTTTCTTGTTCTAAAGAAAAGGGGAGCCACAAGGACTCCCCGAATTATGTCAAGATTACGCAAACTTCCAGAAACCGTACTTGCCTTCGGGAACAGTCAGAGCGGCAACGCCGACACGACGACCGAAAACGAATTCGGGCTGGAGATCGGAACGACCCAGTCCATCCTTAGAATCGACAAGGGTATCGCCTTCAAAAACAACCTTAACAAGTTTGCTGTCGCCAGCAGGAACAACGATAAGTTGGTTGTCGGAAACACCAAATGTCTGAGTCTGGGGAAGGTATGCCTGAGGAAGAGAGAACAAGGAAGCGCCACGGAATTCACCCCAGTAACCAACGCCATTAGCCTTGTCTTTTGCGGCATCGGAATATCCGAACGCAGAAGCATCGGTAACATTCGCAAGAGCGGTCAGGGTGCCCCAAATCTGGAGATTGTCAACGCCGTTAGCGGCCTTAACATGTTCCATAATGGTTGCGAAAGAAGAAGCAGAGAAAGAACCTGTGGACTTGTAGTTGGTGCCAACGGAAGCATAAGAATCATAGATAGCGGTAGCAATAAGCAGACCGACATGATTTTCAAACGCTTTAGTAGCAACTTCAACGATACGTCCCATGTCGATTTTGCCAGCCATAAAGCGGTCAAATTCGTCATAGATTTTAACCATCTTCATTTCGGTAGCAACAGTAAAGTTGCTATCAACAATACGCTGACGTTCAACATTGCCAACGCCACGAGCAACAGTATATACAGGATATACAGTGCGATCGTGGACATCAAAATACGGCTTGTCACCCATGGCAACGTCTTTGAATTCCGCAAAGGGATCAAACTTGGCGGCCAAAGAAGCGTTCATAGCGGCAGGCATAAGTTCTGCGATAATCGCAAAAACATGATATTTATTGGCTTGGAAAGAATAATAATCCCAAGTACCGCCGCAAGCATCAAGAACCGCCTGACGGATTGCGCCATTGAGGTCTTCCTTAGAACGTTCAGCAGAGCCATTGACTGCATCAAAGGCAAGACGCTGAGTAGCAGACATAACGAAATTAGCCATTATATATTACCTCCTATTTATTCACATGTGAATTTTTCAATGAAGTGTTTATTGATTACGCAAGGATACAACGCATATTGAACATTGCCACGCCAGCCTTGGTGAAAGTACCAGTTACCTTAAAGGCAAGGGATTCAGTTCCGCCAAGTGAGGACACACATTCAGGTTTACCAGTACCGGCATCAATGATCACAAAAGCGCCAGCGGCAACAGTGGCAGTAGCGGTAACATTAGCAACAGGAATAGCAACTTCATAACCCACACGAGGAACCAAAGCGCGAACGGATTCGCCAGTGGCAATAGTGTAAGCGTTTTCAAGAGTTTCAGCGGCATAAGGCAAGCAAACTGCGGCAACCATAACCACGTTTTTATCGGTGATAGCGGCAGGGGTAGCGGCGGCATAAATACCGGTAGACGCCTTCGCTCCAAGAGTGTAGAGATAGCCGTTAACTGTATCAGCGGGAGCCGCGATAGTAACGTACTGCGCATCAGCAGGGATATTGGTCAGAACCATAAGATTAGCCATTATTTTTACCTCCTATTATTTGTCAAAATACTTTTCAAATTCTCCGTACTTGCCGGAACCTTTGGTTTGTTTATTATCCACGCCAACAAAACTAACTGGCTTTGCTTTCTTGGCGGTGGGTGCTTTGGGTGTGTGTTTGAAACGTCCAACAATCGCAAAACATTCCTTTTCAACCGAATCAAGTGTCATTGAATATGCGGTTTCTTTTAGAGACTTGAATTCGTCGGCATTACCGATTTCGTCCTCAAATTCCGCAAGTTTTTCGTCCACTTCCGCTTTGAATTGTTCTGTTTCGACTGTTTTCTTGAATTCCGATAAAAGTGCATTTTCATTAGATAGTGTTTCGATTTGTTTCTGCGCTTCTGCATACGCAAAATCTGCTTGAACTTTTGCGGCATCAACTGCATCCATTTCTTCCTTGGTTAGCCACGTAGAAAACACTTCGACAACTGAACTCATGTCGATAACCAATGTTTCATCATCAAACTTCGCCTTGATATACTTATGATCGCTTGTCCAATCGGAGTCATAACTCCACATTGAAGCAAGAACATAATCACCCATCATATCAAATACGTAATATGATTTGCCTGAAACAAGTGCGCCATCTGGAGCATAAATCCACTCGTCTTCCATGTTGTCTTGTAGTTTGTCAAGTTTTGCAGAAGTTGTCATTTCAAATTTTTCTTTATCGCCACAACCCATGTCTTCTTCGGGTTCAATGGTTTCTGGATCTGGATCTTCTTCGAGTTTTTCTTCTTCAACAAATTCAGGATTCAAAATCTTATTAAGTTCAGAAGTGAACTCTAAGAATTTTTCTCTGTTTTCGTCAAGATTAAATGTTTGCAATTCTGCCTTTGCACCTATCATCCCTGTGCCATATGATGAGTTGAGCATAGTCACCGCTGAGTATTTATATTCGGTAATATCGAAATAATTCTTATCATCTTCAAGCATTTGATAATCATTTGCGATTACTTCCATAGATACCTTAACGGTTTCCTGATTTTTGATTATGTCAACCCCATATCCGGCATATTCATTCCAAATAAAGCAATCCGCCACAACATAATTTCTACCATCAATTTCTTCAATGGCATAATTGTTCGTTTCTGGAATCACTCCAATCGGAATCTCTTTGTAAATAATACGATATTCGCCTTCATTCATTTTATCTTCTTCGATTACAAAGTCATGACCGCCAAAGTCAAGGTTGCCATCTTTATCTTCAATGACATGTGCGAGAATCGGAATATTTGCAAGAGTTGGCTTAGCGTTTTCAATCGCTTCATCAGAAAAATGAGAAAAATTAGGATTCTTGCCGTTGTGCATTATATAAACTCTTAGTTTAGTAAAACGCTCAGAATCAAACGTTTCATCTACGGCATATTTCATTGCAAAACTAAAATTCTTTAATTCCAAAACTTTATTCCTCCTTTCGTTACAGCATAAGTTTGTTGCTCCACATTACGTTACCGTACTTCTGGAGGCTTGATAGTTCCAATGATTTGCTATTTTCAAAAATTGTTGCTTCTTGTCCGTTAATCAAAGAAGTTCCAATCTTTTTGAAGCCGGTTTTTTCAAATGACTCTGCTGTATCTTTATCCAAACAATAAATCCATTTCATTACCATTCCTTCTTTCTATTCTGTTACACTTGTTCTGTTTTGACCGTTGAATCCGCTTTTTCAGTTTCTTCTTTTTGTGGTCTGCCAACTTCGTCGCCACTCATTTGCGCCGCACTTGCTTTCACAGGAAGCAATTCGTCAATATCAATTTCCTGTTCAAATTCAAGAACCTTCATTGCATCATAGATTTCCAAGCCAGACGTTGCAACCCAAAGCATACGTGAACCGCCCAATGGCAAGTCTGCCGCATACGTTTTGTGTTGATCTGCGCGTTGGTGGAAACTGTGTGGCAGGAACTTGATTTGCATTTTTTGTGCCTTGATTTTGTAATTGGCAATGTTTGTAAAGTAGTAATAATATGGCAACATTTTTGCAACATCTTTTGCCGTAGAATAGGAAAGGCCGTTTGTCGTTTCCGTGGAAAAGACGGTTGTCGAAATGCCGCTGTCATTGGAGATTACGGTTTGAGAATGTTCGACAAGGTTTGTTTGATTAGATTGTGATTTATCTAACGAAATTCCGCTGACTTCGAATGGGTTAGTCATAGGCGCAACGTTGGCTGGAAGATGTTCTTTTGCCGAATCGTGATATGCTTGGATAATGTCCTTGTCCATTAGAGGAACGCCATTTTCATCAACCGGAACTTTCAAATGCACAATCTTAATTACTTCTGCCTTCAAAGTGTCGTTCAAGTACGTTTTATTTTCTTCGTGGGTATTGAAATCCTTAAACAAAGGCGCAAGTAGCGGATAATCATTGCGCATCTTTTCAATGTGCGAAGTCAAACAAAAGCCACGCTTGCCAACCAAATAAAGGTTGTTTTGAATAGCAATCTTTGTGCCTTCAATTTCGCGTTCTTCTTTATTTTTCTTCCGTCCACCGTCAACCCAATCATCGTAAGCGTTTCGAATTTCTTCTGGCATTTCATAATATTGATCTGCCTTAATCATTGCCAAGTCGATGTAAAAGCGCCAAATATTATCATCGTCCACCATTGCGAGTTGGCAGATGGAAGAATCAATTTCCACATAAATCGTATTTGTCTTGTCTCCCAAGTCATACCAGTATGTCGAACCATTCACAATCGTGCGCTTCAACATTTCAGGATAGATTTCCTTGACCGAAGCATCACGAATCAGTTTCGCCGCCTCTTGAAATCTGTCTTTTATCGTAGTCTTGTTTTTCTTGACTTCTGCCGGATAAACGACATAATCAAAGGAAAGCAAGTGGGCAAGATAATCGACAATGTTTCCGTATGATGGGCTATTTGCAAAAAGCCAGTTTGACACGTCTCGCAGTTTTTTATAACTTGCGTATGGATCTTTTAGCAAGTTTGTGATTTGTTCGTTCGTATAAGAAGTGGAGGTACGAGAAGATGATTGCCATAAGGGGAATATTGCGCTTTTGGCGTATGCCCGAGGTATGCAAAAGTCTTCTAATACTGGCTTCTTTTTTTGTTCATCCAATCAATTCGCCTCCTTTCTAATACATAACGAAGTCCATCCAGTTAACGACTCGTTGTTTGCCACTTCTTTTTAAGACATCATCATGTCTCATTTGATATAAGTAATGCCCAAGCATTGCCAGCACGAACGCGCGATCGTCATGCATTTGCCTTTCCTTGTCTTTTGGTAAAGCATACCTCTTTGAAGTTTTTTCTGGATTTTCAAATTTGAATATTGAAGTTATTTCTGTTTTCATAAGATCAATATTCATCAAGGCAACTTCTTCTTCAATAGAAAGAGGCCGATTTTTTATTGTAACAACGCCATCTTTTTCTTCTTGAATAGGAATAAATCCACGTCCATCGTATTCTTTTGTAAACTTAATAAGATCAAGTTGCATTAATTCAACCAGTTCATCAAACATGACTGTTCTCATCCTCTGTGGAACAATCAATTTTAACACATCACTTGCATGAGGATATTTAGGGCCATATTCGGCATATGCTTCATATGTTGTATCCAAAAATCCTTTATGGCTGAGTCCTTTTTTATCAGTCCACTGATCAAGCATATTGTCTGCATACGCAGAAATGCCGCCACCACCAGCCCCGCTATCAATTAAAACAACATAAATATTTTGATAATCAGGAGCATGCCCATTATAAGCGACGATAGACTCTTTTAATGCCTTAATTTGTTCTGGAGAAGACATTTTATAGCCTTTTTTATTACCGATTTCAACAAAATTCGTACAGTTGACAATTTCCCCATAAAACCCAATATTTTTATCTTCTATAATTCTCATTACACCAAGAATACTATTGTCCATAGAACGTGCGGGATCAAACGCAATTGCATATTTACATCCCGGAAGTGCTTCAAGTTCCGGCAAAAGCAATGTTTCATTTCTACGAATCATGCTCCATTTCACAACTTGATTTTCGCCAAAATCCTTTTGAAATTTATTATAATATTCACGCAATGCTTTTTCTTTATTTGCTCTCATCGCAGAGTCAACTTTTGATTTCTGCAATAATGGGGGATGTGGTTCTCCGTCCATAATTGGTTCTATCGGAATATCACATGGAATATCACAGGCAAAATATCGGGTGTCTCCCGCAATCATTCTTTTAGTAAAATCTTTATATTTCCGCCAAAAGGTAGTATCAACATCGCTTGCAGAAGAAGCATAAATAAGTTGTGTCGGGCATTTTTTGCGTAATGTTTTAACATTAAAATCTTGGTTGGTAGACGTAATAAAGTTTGAATCCTGTGTTGCAAAGGCTTCTGAAATTGAAATTAATTCATCAGATGAAAACCCCGCCTCATCAAAAAAAACCAAAGTTGATCTTTTTGAGCGGTTATTGTCTGGATTCCCATTTAGTGTCATTATTTCGCTTCCATTATAAAACTCAACTCTGAATCCAGTTTGAGCATGAACAAACCCGGTTCGACATGCCGGAGACTTTACTGTTTCTCCTGCGGCAATATCTTTTAATGAAGCAATCGAACTTGACGTTTTCCCTATCCTCAAAATTATTTCTTCTATTTTTGAAAATGTTTCTTGCGCCTGAGAACCAACCGATGAAATAATATAAATAGCCTGATTTTCATATAAAAGAGCCTTTAAAAGTATCAAAATACTGCCCAAAAAACTTTTTCCACTATTTCTCGAACAGCACCATAATGAGTATGGAGCATTCCAACTTTGATTAAGAATATATTTTTGATAGTCAAGCAACTTTATTCCAAGAAGAATTTCACACGCCATCACCGGGTTTCTTCTTAAAAACTTAATAAGCCTTGCGTTTTGCTCGTATAACCTATATTTGCGGGTGCTTAAAACCATCTTATTTCTAGCCATTTAATCACCCACTTCTTTTTGCTGTAGTTCAAGTTCCTGAATTTTCTTATGAAGAATTCTATTTTCTTCTTCTAAATCAGCGATTCTTTCCGAGTGTTCTTGAACCAATTCTCTTTGCGTATTAATTATGTCAATATAATCATTTTCGTCAAAACTAAGTTGATCGAGCAAACTTTTATTTGAAACATCTGCGCAAACCTTCATGCCATATGCTTTTAATTGATCATAATAATCAACTTCTGCATCGTCAAAATTTAACTCTCTATACTGTTTGAGCATATATGTTAAAGTTGACCGCCCGGCAGACTTATCTCCACGATTCTTTACAGAAATCGCATTTTCCTTCGCTAACTTATCATTGTTTGAAACAATCTTTTGTTTTATCTCAGATAAATCACGAATCAATTTTGGATCTGTTTTTAAGTCGCCGTTTGAAATTGCATCATCGATTTTCCGAATCTGATTATTGTTTTGAACAATCTGAATTACAACCGACAATTTGAAACTATCTTCAAGTGTTTCTTCGTCTAAATATGAAATCAAATCATTGTATAAATATTTTTGGTCATCTTTTGTTGCGCTTCCAAAAACATCATATCCAACCATCTTGATTACGTCTTGTCTAACCATTTCAAGTTCAGACGCCGACTGTTCTTTCTGAACCGTTTCCGGCTTTGGTTGCTTCGGCTTCGATGTAACCGCTGTCTGTGTCGTTCTTCGATTCAGGCTTCTCTTCGGCAAATGATTCACTCCCTTTCTATTCTAATTGAACCTCTCATCACTAAAGTGACGAGATTCCTGTTTCACAGACTTCGTAACCTTAGACTCCACAGGCTTAAATTCCGATAGTTCCTACCGTACTAAACATTATTTATGCTGACTTAATCATTCTTAATCCTTCGTTAAGAATATTGATAGCAGCGTTTATATCTCTGTCGTGGTGTGTGTTACAGCAAGGACACTTCCATTCTCTGAATAAAAAGAGGACAGCATTCGCCATCCTCTGAATATACGATGAAATTTTGAATTTATTGTGTAATGGTGGCGGGACACGGACTTGAACCGTGAACACAAGATTATGACTCTCGCAAGTTGCCAATTACTCCATCCCGCTACGAATTGCGCTACTAAAACAATCTGCGGTATAGATACCGCTGAAAGAAAACCTCGCGCGGTGGTTTTGTACGAACCGCCCACTCGTGACGGTTATATTTGTCTTCGATTGAACTTTATTTATTGTCGCGTTCTACGACATAAGCAATTGTCGAACTTTCTTTTGATTTACTTGCTTGCGTTCTACAAGCAAATCTTCTTTGTTATCGCTCCCACTTACTGGTAGGGACTCTCCATCTATTTTGGCTCCCCACTCACGGTAGGGGTTCACCGGCTTTTATAATAAAACAGGCATTTGACCTACATTTCAGACTTATCTTTCGCAATTGCGCCATGTTTTGCCATCTCAATATTCATCTCTTTTGTCATAATCGCAGTTTCCATATTGACAATATATCCCAAAGCAAGTTCGGGTGTCAATCCTGCGTTGATAAGCGCTGTGATTTTCCCGGCAATAGATGAATACTCATCTACCCCTGCTTGAAAAGATTCTGCATTATATTTACAATCTTCCAAATTTTCTTTATCAAGAGGAACTGTCATCACAATCGCCAATTCGTCAGGAGAAGAAATAGCAATTCCATGCTCACAGTTTTCTGCTTCAACTTCAAATTCGTTCATCTGGATTTCTTTTTCTTCCATTCTATTCTACTCCTTATAGGATTTCGTCGATTACGCCAAGTTCAAGCGCTTCTTGTGCGCTGAAATACCAATCTTTTTTCCGTTCTTTGTAAAATTCAAGTTGTTCTTCTGTGATTTTGGAATACTTCTTGATATGCGCCTTTAATTCTTGCCACAAGTATTCGGTTTCGGCAAGATCGTCTTGCATACCCTGTAAACTATCCCACGTTCCACTTGAAATTGCATGAACCATAAATCGTGCGTGGCGATATGCTCTACGTTTTGTTCCGCACAAAGCAATAGTTTGCCCCATTGACATTGCATATGTTGTTACGGTCATAATGATTTCGTATCCGATATCAATCATGTATTCAAGCAACGATACAAGTCCAAATCCTTCTTGTACCCATCCACCATAACTGCCCAAATCTACGTATACCGGCTCTTTTGTCCCAGTAATTTTGTCAATGTCCATAATGCGATTCAAAAAGAAGCAAACTTCAAAGATTGTTTTTGTGTTTACTTCGTCGTTTAAGATAATTCTGCGCCTTTTGATAGCGCTCGACATGCGCATTTCAATTTGAGAATTATCAGAGGCAAAGATATTAAGATCGTCCATTAAAGCTACTTCCTTTTATTTATTTTAGTTTAGTTGGATTTCATGCGTCTGTCGCATTCCATCACTGAACGTCATCACTATTGCTCCGGCTTTTGAACCCTTCTTGATTTTTGCAGAATATGGATTGATTCCTATAATGCTTGGGCATTGAACAACCTTGACATCATTATCTTGCTTTGCAGAAACAGTTTTCCCGTTGTGCCTATGCAGGTGTCCTTCCACCACAATATCAGGGTCAACATGATAAAAATTGATATAATCAGAAACCGTATTGTCAATGTTTTTTTCATCTTGCCCGTGACAACCCATGATATTTAAATTATTGCACTTAAAATACATCGCTGTCATATCTGTATCAAAAACAGTTACTCTGTCGTTATTCACCAACCTAAGTTTTATAATGTGGGAGATAATTCTCTCCATATTTTCGTCAGGAAAGTCCCCCCGCTTTGAATTATATGGTCTTGTTTCTGTATGATTGCCATTCGTATTTCTGAATTCAACATAGCAATACTTGCTAAGTTCGTTTAACCACGTTGCCATAAATTCAGCATATTTTAACGTTGATTCAACCAATCCATACCGAAGCGTAAGCAATTGATTAACATGCAGAAGACCCTCTAACGCGTCAGCCAAGTCTAATACAAACAGTTTTTCAATGCCTTCCTTTTTGATAATTACCTTTAACTTCCCACAAAGATCCCACATCCGCTGTTCAAAAATCTCTGGGGAATATTCGTTTAAGATTTCTCCAAACAATCCGCGAATTTGGAATTCACTTCCATAATGGGCGTCCGCTACAACACAAAGTCCCTCTTTAGAAGACATGCATATATTTTCATATTCTGGAACACGTATTGGTTCCATTGAAGCAATTGCGTCTTCGATTTTTTCAAAGTATAATTCAACTCTTGCTGTTTCCCGAAGCCGACGATTCAAATCCAGTTTTTCTGTCTGGACTTTCATCTTTTCCTTTTGCCATTCTTGCTTTTTAATTTCACATTCTTTCAGATATTTGTCATCTGAAACCCCAGCAAGTTGCGCATCAGTATGTCCTTCAAGATATGCAGTCCACCATCCTCTTAGACTTCTCTCGTTGACCGCCTCACCTTCTTCGGCAAGCAAGTCTACAATTTTCGGCCAAGTTAATTCATATAAATCTTTATTCTTGCACAATCGTAGTTTATATGTCTTGATGGTTTCTTCATCATGTCTTTGCAATTGAATGTACCTCCCACACATACGCATGGGAGTTTCCTCCCACTATCAAATTAAGGCAGTCTTCAAATTCTTCGAAATCTTATATCTCACAATCGACTTTTCAGCAACTTCAATTTCTTCTCTCGTTGCAGGATGAATCGTCTTTCGTGGTTCTTTCTTTACAACAAACCACTTTCCAACGTTTACCAAATTCACGTCATCGCCACGTTCAATTGCATTATAGATGGCTTGTGTAAATCCGTCAAGAAAAACTTCTGTATCACCTTTTGTGTATCCTGTCAGTTTTGAAATTTCTGTAATCAAACCATGTTTGTCCATTTTACACCTTCTATACTTTAATTTTGTCAGAAAGTCGCGCAACCTCGCTTCTTTCGTTAATTGTTAATTGAACACACCCGAACAATTTTTCTCCTTTAAGTCCATCAATCAATGCTTTAAGTCCATTATGCTTTTCGAACAAGCAATCATCAATCTGCTTAAAGTCTCCGTTAAACCAAATCTGACTGTTTTCATCTATTCGCCCAAGTAAAAGAGCAACGTGTTCTGCCGTTAGGTTTTCTGCTTCGGAAACAATTACAATTTTATTTTTAATACTTCGACCACGAATAAATCCAAGATGTTGTACTTCCAATGCTCTACTATTGATAAGCATTTTCAATCCATCAACTCCACCCACATGATCTGCGAACGGCATCAAAAATGGGAGAATCTTATCAAATTCTGTTCCCGGTAGTGCGCCAAGTTCCTTGGTTCCCTTTACGCCTATATTATTCCGAATAAACAAAATTGAATCTGGTTTATTGCTCCCGCCTGACTTAATTTGATTAAGTGCATGAGCGGCCATCAATAAATCTTTCCCCACGCCGAATTTACCAAAAAGTGCCTTTACCGGGATGTTTGCATTTTGAAGCAAATCAAATGCAAGTTCTTGTTGAGCGTTTCTTGGTTTAATTTTTTCAAGATGAAAACTATCAACCGCCTTGTATTTTACAGGAATAAATCCCTTTTCCGTTTTCCTAAACTTATCAACAACACTTCCGTTGCTATCCCGAACAATTAAATATTCATTTATTAGCATGTCCCCAATATCAACATCGTTTTGATAAAGCCTAGCCAAGTCTTCATCAGAAACAGTAATCTCACGATATCCAGAATACGTTGAGCAAACTTCTTGTCTGTCTGCCCGATAATATTCACAAGGGATATTTAAGCATTTTGCTTTCAAAATCACATTATGATCCGCCGAAACAAGAACTGCATTATCGTCAAATGCACAAATTTCTTTTGCAAAAGCCAAAATCCGGTTATCAGGAATCGCCAAATCAAGAGGAAACGAACATGTAAACTTTTCCCGAAAAACAATTTTCCCTTCGTCATACGCCTTGCTAATTCGTTTAATTGCGTCTTTTGCTGAACGAGCAAGCAATTCGTTTCTATTGCGTTTGAGGCTGTCTAACTCTTCCGCAACTGTACTTACAAGGAAGACTTTTTCATATTCGCACGGATCTAGCCCATCAATAAAAGCATTAGTATCAACAACTACATTTGACATTCATTTGCATTCCCTTCGGAATTTATTTCTGCTCTCGCAGATACTTGTCCACAATTTCGTCTTCTACATAATAAGTTCTTGCTTTTGATTTCTTTTGCCGATTCGCAATTGCGATGTTGCGGCTTGTCGGGCTGAAATCTATCAAGCCCAAGCGAACCATGTCTTTGTATTCTCTCTGATTTACTTGCTTCACAGGAAGCCTCCGTAATATTTATTTTTTTGAGAGAGTGAATTATGCCAACCCCTCTACTATATAGATATAGGCGAGATATTGATTTGCGCAAGTTTTTTACCAAAATTATTGACAATTTTTACAATTTGCTCTAAATCCATCATTGCTCCCCGTATTTTTAGAAAAATAGGTAGGAGAAAGCAATTTTACCTTGCCACAAACAGAGCATGTTTTATACCATCCAAAATCTTCAAATGTATAGTACCAATCTTCATATTGACGCATGTATTCTTTGATAACCCGATTCCGAATTTTTGCCACACATTGTTGTACAAACCGAACATCCATATTTAATTGTCTTGCAACATCGGCATAACTTTTTTTATCTTCTTTTTCTAATTCCGCTAATATCAAAGACTCTTCTGCTGTTTTGGGAAGTATTTCCAAAAGTTTCAAAAATACATCCCCAAGTTCTCCAAATGGTGTAAGTTGTTTTGAATTTGCATTTCTGAACATTTTTTCTACTGCGTCATAGTCAAATCCGTCAATATCTGGTTCACTCAGTTTTTCGCCACTACTTGCAATATGCTTGAAATAAATAGTTTTGTCCAAGATTGTTTTCAATACACATTGTTCTTTGCGAAGCCCAGAAATCAGCATCCCAATAGTTCTACGTTCTTTCATGTGGCTTTTGTCGTTTGGAATAGTTTTGATTTTTTGAGAAAAATAATCAATTGTGTCTTTGTATTCTTTCAACACTGGATGCTTTTCTAAATCACGAGCAAAAATCTTTTGGCTTTTCTCACAAAGATAATTATGGTTTTTATCAACCAAATAATCAATTGCCGAATCAATATCCACATCATCATCATATTCTAAAGAATAGTCTGACTTCGTTTTTTCCCAAAATTCTTTTTCATCTTTATAAATATTATATTGCGTTTTTTGAGTAAGCCTTTCTCCGTCTGGACTAAATAGAATATAATTGGCAAGAATTTCTAATCCGGTGCAAAATTCAATATCGTGCGAAAGAGGTTGTTTTGAACTGGGGTTAAAAATACTTTGTCCCGGTTTATATTCTAAATCACAGAAAAATTCCAAATATTCATTTAGATTGCCTTTTTCGTCATACAGAATATCCCAAAGATAATCGGTTCTCTCTTTTTGCGACAAAGAAAAATCTCGCTTTGAAAGAATTGCTCGTATGTCTGTTTCATTTTTTTTAAACTGGTACCTTAATTTATTTTGAATCATTAAATCACATGCACCATCCAATCATATATACTTGTTGCAAGCCGTAGCAAGCCCACCAGTTGATTTTTATTTATTAAATGACATTGGATACGTTTCGCCTCAAATATTTATCCTCCCGGCATATTCACTTATTAGTTGTTGCCGAAAATCGTAAAACATGATGTCTTCCTTGACTCTCACAGGATTGAACCCAACTTCTTCGTATGCGTCATGCAAGTAGCCGATGTTGTAACTCAAATATGGACGTTCTGCTGTCCCCCAGAATCGCTTATTGGATTGTGTCTCCATAAATGTCCTCCTTCGCCTTGGGCGCAAAATATAGAATTTCAATCATATCGTCGCACGATCCGCTCGCAATTACGTCTGCAATTGCTTTTGTAATGACGTGGCGGACTTCAATATTGTAAAAGGAATCTTCCCGGAATGGATTCGTTGGATAGTCAAGTAGGTATTCGGCGTATTCTTCTTCGTGGCAAGAAGCGACCAGTTTCCGAAGATGGTCATATGATTCGTAAATGTTGAATGTGTCGTAAATGTTCATTTGATTGTACCGTCTTTCATTTGTTTTGGTTCCTTTCATTTTTTGTTCCTAAGAGTATTATACCATGAATTGGTGGGATTTGTCAAGAGGAAAGTTCTTCAATCACATATTAAATCTTCTGGGAATTGTTTTGGAATATATTTACATATCATTTCTGAATAATGTTTTTCATATATTTCATCATGTGTACATTTGCTACCATATCCATCATAATTCCAAGTTTTAAAATATTTTTTATTTTCATCATATATAAGAACTCTAATCCAACTCATTTTGTGTGTATCTATTTGACAATGAAACCCAGTATACTTTGATTCAAGTTCTTTTACAGTATTCAAAAAGAATAAATTCATTGCATTCTTATGCTTTTTTCCTATTATTTTTAAATACATTGAATCTGTAAAATGATAAAAATTTTCCCCTCTCGCCAACGCCAAGATTAATGCCTTCCACAATTCTTTGTTTTCTCTTCTTTTTGTTATTTTGTGATTTGAATGAATATCATCAACTAACGCCAATGCATTGTATCCGTTTTTAAAAGAATCTTTTGTGTCAATCCAATATTGTTCTCTGACTAATAGTTCGTTTTGATCTGAAACTTCTTCTATAATTTCAAACACAAATCTTTCTCCGTTTTTATTAAAAGATCTCTGTAATTTAGTAGAATGGTGCGCATTATTTTTTAAAGCATAAAAATGTTGTCTTTTTCTTTTTTTCAAAATCACGAGTGCTACCAACATAAACTTTGCCATTATCCTTGTTCCTAATTTGATAAATTCCCATCATTCGTCTTCACCATTTATTTCTTCCGCAATTTCAATCTCTGGCAAATACAAGTTATTATCTTCTATAATCATATTATAATTTGCTTCATACATTTTTGCATATTTTGTATGAATAAACATTCCGAGCAATGTTTTATTTATCATTTTTCCCCTCATAAATATAAATGGATTCACAAGATATGACACTCTTTTCCCACAAATTATTTTTACAAGTATTTCATGTGCAACCAAAGAATTTAACAATCTGTCAATATTTCTTTCTGACTGTAACATTTCTTGCGCCATTGTGCTTCTGCGCAAAGGTTCTAGTTTTGTTTCCATCAACATTCCATTAGTAAAATTTAAATATTGCAATACATAAAACAATATTGTACATTCCGCGCTGGATAATTCTTTCGAAAGCAACATCATTGGTTTCAAATATACCTTTATAAAATCTTCTTTTTTATTTAACTGGATAATATCATTAAAAGAATCTTTGCTCTCCTTCCTTGTAATTCTCAAAGAATCACCACTGTGAATATAGTGCGTGAGTTCTCCATCTGTAAAATCAACAACTCCAGCGATAGGTCTTTTTTCCATAATTTTGTCTCCTTATGTAAACTTATGTAGACAGAATCTGTCTACTATCATGCCATAATCCGGACAGAATCTGTCTACTATCGTTTTTGCAATTTTGCGCGAAAAACACAACATAAATGCGCAAAATTTTAACGGATTCTCTTCTATATCTTAATACCTCTCAAAACGCTATTAAATCACCCCCTTATTATATATATCGTCCAATAATATAAAACACTTAATAGGTTTTATGTTAAAATTATATTACAAAATACATATCGTACTCCACCTACCATTATTATATCACGCCAACTATCATTTGTCAATACCTAATTTATTTTTATTTTTACCGAATCGAATCACACTTCATATTTACCACGCCCAGCATCTCGCCAAACACTAATTCGTAAATCGTAACATGGATGTAATATTGTAATAATTTCGTAACTTGCATACACCAGTGATCGCCATTTTTAAGAGTTCTTTTCGGCTACGCCGAGCCAAATCGTAAAAGAGTCGTTTTTCGTAGCGTCGCAACGGCCAAAAATCACTGTCGCACAAATTTTTATGTTTTGGTCATGTTTTTCGCACAATTCCATAAAAATCGTCGTAAATCGGTCGTTATTTGCGTTTTTCTTCGGTTTTTCAAGGCCGAATATCAGGCTGGTGATGTTGCGTAGTTGCTCGTTTTGGTCATTTGTGCGCACCTTGCCATTTGATCCGTGTTTTTCGAGAATTGGTTGTTTTGTAAACAGGTTGAAAATAAATGTATTTTTATGCGTACATGGGAGTGAATTAAGGCATATAATTTACCAAATGTTAGGAGAATAAGGGGTGTGTGTGAATGGAAGTGCTATGTGCCTCCCCGCGCTGAAAAACGGTCGAAAATATGGAAACATACCCCCCATGGGTATCAAACATGGCATATAATCATATATTATGAATCATATGTCATGGGATAAAGTCACTATCAAAAGTGAATCAATAGAAAAGCGGATTGTCTGGCATGGTATATAATGACGAAAGTTAATACCATGTTTAAATATGGTTCATTTTTTGAAGCAATAGGATCGGCTGAAACTTGATTCATAATAACAAGAAAAATGTCATGGTTCACATAACTCATATGACCACCCGGTCATATATAGTATTACATTGTATTACACACTCACACAATCAATCACGCAAAATTAAATCTTATATAATTCAATTGCATACAATGTAATACTGATACTATACAATCGTATACGTTATAATTGCATGATGTTGTATTGCGTACAATTGAATAGCACGTGATTATATTGTATTCAATGAGATACTAACTTTCCTATTCTCCCATTGCTTTACTTTCGGAACCAACGTTCCTAGACTATAACGTGTATGCATTGTGGTACTTGGTATCTATTTGGTAACTAACTATACTGCGATTGTATTAAGCAAATAATACAATGTATCGGCTGTCGATATACGCTTGTTTCGGCTGGCTGGG